GCGTGAAGGAAAAGAAGGCGCTCGGCGCTATCGATCCGTCGCCGAAGCGCGGCGCTGCCCAGCATTACAAGAAGGGCGGCAAAATCAAGAAAGAGGGCGGCGGCTGGATCGATAACATCGCCAATGCGCTCGCCGGTAAGGGCTACATCGATGGCTCGACGTGGATGCAGAAAGAAGAGCCGATGACGGCCTCTGACGCTGCTGCGCCGGTCTCGCCGCGTCGCGCTGCTGAGCCTGTTCGTCGTGCTGCTCCGAAGCCTGTTCGCCGCGCTGCTGCGCCGGTAAAGCGCGTTGAGGATCCGCAGTATCCTTATGGCGACAAGACCATTTCCGGTGCTGAATCGCCGATGGCTTCCGGCTCCTTTATGAAAAAGGGCGGTCGTGCAAAGCGCGCTGATGGTGGCGGCAGCTGGCTCGAGAAGATGGTCGGCAAGCCGAAATCGACAAGCGATCTTAGCCAAGTCGGCAAGGGCCGCACGTCGTCCTATTCGAGCAGCGACAAGGCGGCTTTGGGCGATATCGCCAAGGGCGGCAGCGGCAGCACACTTCCGTCTGATGAGACAGAGTTCGGCAAATCGCAGAACTACAAGAAGGGTGGACGTGCAAAGCGCGCGACTGGCGGCTTGATTAACGCTCTGAAGGGCGGCAAGAAAGCGAAAAGCAAAGGCGCGAAAACCGACATTGTCATCAACATCAATGCTGGACATAAGACACCGATGAAACATCCATCTGAAGCTCCGATGCCGCCGGTTGGCGGTGATGGTATGCCGCCGATGCCGACTGCTGGCGCTCCTGCGCCGGCTATGCCGATGGGCGCTCCTCCGATGCCGCCCGGCGCTGGTCTGCTTCCTCCGGGTCGCAAGGCCGGTGGTCGAATCACCAAGAAGGCTTCGTCCTATAAGGACATGGAAGCTGGCGCTGCGAGCGGCGAAGGCCGTCTGCAGAAGACCGAAATTGCGAGCAAGCACAAGGATGCTCCGGCCCGCAAAGAAGGTGGCCGAATCACCAAGGTCGCCAAGTCCTATAAGGACATGGAAGCCGGTGCCGCCAGCGGCGAAGGTCGTCTACAGAAGACAGACATCGCGAAAGGCAAAAAGTAATTCGCGTTGAGCAATTAGCGCGATAGGGGACCGCTTCGCCCCTTCCTTGAAGCGGTCCCCGTTATTACATTAGGAAGGCCAGTGAAGGGGACTGGATATGGCGTTGACGACAACGCAGCTTTATCAAAACGAGCTGCGAAAATTAGTTCAGATTGAGATTGAGAGACTGTTAGAGCCTATGGCTAACGGATACGTCGAATCAATCGAAGAATATAAGCATTTGGCTGGCAGAATTGCCGGCCTCAAAGCTGTAGCCGATCTTATTGATGAAGCTGATAAGATTTGCGCAGAGAAGTATCGGTAAGGAAGGGAAAAGATATGCCTCCTATGGTTATGGAACATGAAATCGATCCGAAAGAAAAACTGCTGACGGATCTCGGTGATCTCTCTGGTATTGAAATCTTCAACAATCAGGTGCTCGTTGCGGTCTATATCCGGCCAAACAAAACCAAGAGCGGAATCATTCTGACGGACGAAACGGTCAATGAAGATCGATATCAGGGTAAGGTTGGCTTGCTTGTGGGCATGGGTCCGGCTGCATTCCAAGACGATAACGGTCAGTGGTTCAACAACGCCAGCTTTGCGCTGCATGATTGGCTTGTTTTCCGCCCGTCCGATGGTTGGAGCATCACAGTGAATGGCGTTCTTTGCAGAATGCTATCCGATACGCAGGTGAAAATGCGCATCCCGACGCCAGACACTGCTTGGTAAGGAGAAAATCTATGGCTGAAGATGAAAATGGTATTGATGTCGTGCTTGACGACGCGAAGAATCAGGACGAAACGCTGCCGGAAGTCGAAATTGCTGATGAAAAAGTAGAAAAATCAGCAAAAAAAGAAGAAAAGCAGGAAGTTTCGCCTGAAGAAGGCATTCTTGAGCTGAAAAAGAACCTCGAGCGCGAGAAAAATGCGCGCATAGAGGCTGAACGTCGTGCTCAAGAGGCTCAAACGCGCGCTCAAAAGGCTCATGTTGAGAAATCCGACTCGGATTATCAGCTCGTCGTCAACGCAATCGAGACGGTGAAGGGCAGAAAAGAGCAACTGAAGAATGCATATGCTGAAGCGATGAATCTTCAGGATTATGCGCGCGCTGCTGAGATCCAATCGGATCTCAACATGAATGCGCAGCAGCTTTCTGAGCTGAAGAAGGGCGAAAAGGCGATGAAAGAGCGCCTTGAAGCCGCTGAAAAAGAGCCGCTGCAGCCTGTCCCGCAGGGTGATCTTGTCGATCAGCTTGCTGCGCAGGTTTCACCGCGCTCGGCCACTTGGATGCGCGAATCTCGCGAACATCTGAAGAGCGAGCGAGAGATCCGCAAGATGTTCCGCGCGCACGAAGACGCCATCGATGACGGCATTGCGCCTGATTCGGATGAATACTTTGCATTCATCGATCAGCGTCTTGGCATTCGCAGGAACATGGATGAGCAAGGCACGGGCGCATCGGCTGAAAGCCCGATGTCTACTGCCGCTGCGCCAAAGCGCGCTGTGCAGCCTTCGCCGGCACCTGTGTCGCGTGGATCTTCGCGTCCGAATGTCATGCGCCTGACGGCGGCAGAAGCTGAAACGGCGGCTGCGCTTGGCATGAAGCCTGAAGAATACGCGAAGAATAAAGCTCTACTGCAGAAAGAAGGCCGTTACGGCCATTAAGGATTGAAAATGGAAACTATCTCTCGTCGTCCCGGCAAGTTCGCTTCCGCCGCCAAAGTGAAGCGTGAAGCCGTCGAAGAATCAGTCACAGAAGTCACAGTGACTGCAAATGAAAACCCGATGAGACCGCCTATGCGCGAAGAAGATTCCCGCGCTGCAGCCGCCAAGCGCGCCGCCCAGCTCCGAGAGCATCTTGGCGACGTTGTCGAAGGTCAGGATGACTTCTACATCCCGCTAGATGAGATCCCTGATGGCTGGACGTATGAATGGAAGCGTCACACTACGATGGGTCAGGAAGATCCGGCCTATCAGATCCAGCTTTTGCGTTCGGGCTGGGAGCCTGTCCCAGCGGCTCGCCATCCTTGGATGATGCCGCATAAAACAGACAGCCAGACGATTCTGCGCAAGGGCATGATCCTGATGCAGTGCCCGACCGAGATTATCGACGAGCGTCGCGCGGCTGAATTGCGCAAGGCTCGTCTGCAGGTGCGGCATAAGGAGCAGCAGATTGCAGGAACACCGGATGGCACGATGACCCGTGACGACGCTCGCGTCAGGCCGAACATCAAGAAGTCCTACGAGGCTATGCCTATACCAGAGAAGTGATTTAATAGTAGAGCTCTCGATGGTAAATTGAGAGCTCTTGACGCGCCCTCAAAACATAGGTAGCGATGTAACCGCCTTGTAAGCGGTAAAGCTCGGCGCAAATCCGGGTGGGGGCTCCAATGTCGTTAAGACCAGAAACTTTTATTTGTTTAGGTTGCGGTATCGAAAAACGATATCACTATTCTTCATTTGGAAAATTCTGTTCAAATGCATGTCAGCGTGAATATACCACCTCTAATTTAGATCGTCTTTTTACGGCTGGAGAGCCAGATATTTATAAGACTAATGCCTCGAGACGTAAGGCTTTAACTAGAATTAGAGGTCATAAGTGCCAAACATGCGGAATTGAAAATTGGAATAATAAACCTATTATTTTGGAATTAGAGCATATAGATGGAAATTATAATAATAATATAATTACTAATCTTGAGCTAATTTGCCCTAACTGCCACAGCCAGACAGATACATACAAAAATAAAAATAAGGGCCACGGACGTCCTTGGAGACGTAAATCGGCTGAATAGCCGGCACCATTTTACTTTTATGCCTTGTCAATATATAATTACGCCAAGTCTGAAAAATGGCCTGAGCTCCCCCGGCGTGGAGCATTAACTTTTCCCGGTTCTATAATCGCCCCGGCGCGCGATGACAGAGCCTCCTGTAAAAAGGAGATTCCGTTATGGCGAATACAGATGCGCCTTTCGGTTTCCGTCAATACAGCGGTAACGGGTCTGCCCCGACGTATGAGCAGATCGCCGTTAGCATTGCTTACAATGCTACCGCTATTTTCTTCGGTGATCCGGTAATTCCGACTGCCGGTGGCGGTGTGGCGATTGCTCCGAGCACCTCTGCGAGCCGCCCTGATCAGGATACCCCGATCATCGGCGTTTTCGTTGGCTGCAAGTATCTCTCGACGTCGCAGAAGCGCACTGTTTGGTCGAACTATTGGCCGGGCAGCGATGTTGCTTCCAACCAGACGGTTGAGGGCTACATCATCAACGATCCGAACGCCAAGTTCGTTGTCCAGACAGACTCCACCGGCCTTGCGCTGGGCGCGGTCAATGGCACGATTGGCTTCACCACAGGTTCGGGCAACACGGCCAATGGCCTGTCGACCACCTACCTCAACTCGAGCACCCTCAACACGGCGACATACTCTTCTTACAACCCCTTCCGGGTTGTGAGCATTGTTGATGCTCCGCCCGGTTCGCAGGGCACGTTGTCGAACGGTCAGGCCTACGACTGGGCGATTGTCCAGTTTAACTGGGTTCTGCCGCGTAACTTCAACGGCATTTAAGGAGTAAGGACCAATGGCTGTTAATCTCTCGGCTATTAAAGACCTTCTCCTCCCCGGCCTGCGGGGTATTGAAGGCAAGTATGAGATGATCCCATCTCAATACGACAAGATCTTCACGAAGCACGATTCCAAGATGGCGCTCGAGCGCACCGCTGAAATGCGTTTCTTGGGTCTGGCTCAGCTGAAGACCGAAGGTGCGCAGACGGCGTTTGATAACGCTGCCGGCGAGCGTTACGTCTATAACCAAGAGCACACAGAAATTGCTCTGGGTTATTCGATTACACGCAAGGCCATCGACGATAACCTGTATAAGTCACAGTTTATGCCGTCGAACCTCGGCCTCATCGAGTCGTTCCAGCAGACCAAGGAAATCTACGGCGCGAACGTGCTCAACACGGCCACGACGTATAATGCTTCCATTGGTGGTGACGGCGTCTCGCTCTGCGCGACGAACCATCCGATTGATGGCGGCACTGTTGCGAACAAGCCCACAGTCGACGTTGATCTTAACGAAAGCACGCTGCTGAACGCGATGATCGCGATCCGCACGAACTTCAAAGATCAGGCCGGCCTGAAGGTCTTCGCTCGTGGCCGTCGTCTTGTTGTGCCGCCGGCTCTCGAGCCGACAGCGATCCGTCTGACAAAGACGGAACTGCGTCCCGGCACAGCGGACAACGACGTCAACGCGATCATGATGACTGCCGGCGGTCTGCCGGAAGGCTACATGGTCAACGACTTCTTGACGTCCGCCTATGCGTGGTTCTTGCTGACGAACATCGACGGCCTGAGCTACATGGAGCGCGTGAAGTTCGAAACCGATATGCAGGTCGATTTTGTTACCGACAATCTGCTTGTCAAAGGTTACGAGCGTTACAGCTTCGGCTACTACAACTGGCGTTCGATTTTCGGCTCCTTCCCGGTGGCGTAATCGATCCAACGGCGGGGGCGAAAGCCCCCGTCTTTGCTTTGTGGGTTGGTGTTTCGCAGTAGGTAGCCCGACCTCAGAATCGCTGCGAACAACTAAGCGGAGGGCCTCATGGCCGATACACATTTTTCAGGACCGGTATGGTCTGCGAACGGCTTCTACATCGGCGACGGCACTTCTGCTGCTGCCGGCTCGTTAGGTGGCGTTGGCACAAATGCCGCTCCCTACAGCATGGGCACAACAGCTGATCAGAAGCTGTTCGCCAATTATGCGACTGTTGCTGCGACAAGCGGCGACACGCGTCTCACCTACGACAAGCTGACCTTCACGGGCGCTGGTGGTTCGGGTGAAACACTGCGTGCGTTCTCGGTTGTGACCGGTGTCGGCGCTGCTGCTGGCGGCACGATCAACGGTGCGCATATTAGCGCCGAAATTGATTCGACCGGCACAATCTCCGGCGCTGCTAACGCTCTGCGCGCGACAATTGGCGGCACGGCTACATCGCCGGGCGGCACTCTTGCGGCTCTGCAACTGGACAGCAACTTCGCCTCTGGCGTTACGCTCCCGGCTTCTGCGGCGTTTATCCGCGTGACTGACAGCAACACGACAAAGGTTGGTTCGCTTCTGAATCTTCCGGCTCCGTCTGCTGGCACGATCTTCCGTGCTCAGTCGTCTGCGGCTGTTTCGCATGTGATCAAGATTGTTGCGGCTGGAACGCCGTATTACATCATGGTCTCGAACGCGGCGTAACATGATCACGAAACAATCTTTGCTCGCTAAGAAAGAAGATATCGTCCGTCAGCGCGATAATGCGTTTGCTGTTCATCAGCAGGCTATTGGCGCTCTGGCTTTGATCGATCATCTGATAGAATTAGCGACTGACGAAGACGGTTTAAGTTTGGACGAACTTGCGAAATCATTAGGCGCGGACAGCGCAGAGATTTCGCCGATAGAGTGATGGAGGCTACAATGGGTGCTTACAAAGGTCCGGCTTCGACAATCAAGGACGCCGATGACAAGACTGACGGCTTCAAGAAGGGCGGAAGCTGCATGAAGAAGGGCGGCAAGGCCGTCATGTCGACTGCGGCTAAGGGCAAGAAGCCGGCCCGCGCTTCGGGCGGCGGCGTTTTCTCGTCGGCTAAGGCCGGCACGCCGCGCGGTAAGGCGTCGCACTACTAAGATCGATGGCGGGGCTTCGGCCCCGCCTATCTCTCAGGAGACGGTTATGGCGAAGAGCCCTGCTTGGCAGCGTAAGGCTGGTAAAAATCCTGAAGGCGGATTGAACGCCAAGGGCCGCGCATCGGCGAAGGCTGAAGGCCATAATCTCAAGCCACCTGTTTCAAAAGAACAGGCTGCGAAAAGCGAAAAATCCGCATCGCGCCGTTCTTCATTTTGTGCCCGCATGACTGGCATGAAAAAGAAATTAACCGGCTCCGCAAAAGCCGCAGATCCGAATAGTCGGATCAATAAATCTCTCAGAAAGTGGGATTGCTGATGAGCAAGCCATTTTGGGAAAAAGATGCACCTAAAGACGTAAAGCACAAGGCTTTAAGCGCAAAAGGTGTTAAGATGGCGAAAGCTAGGGCTCGCGCTGCTGGCCGCCCATATCCGAATTTAGTTGATAACGCTGCGGCTGCGAGAGCCGGGCGCACGAAAGGAAAAAGCTAATGCGCCCTGTTATTGTGACCGTTGGTCCTCTTGCTTCTGCTTCGGCCAACAACATTGCCACAAGTCAGACGGTGACTGGTGCGGCGGCTGTAACTCTTAACGGATCTCTTGTCACCGGCGGCGTCGCATATCTCGATACGCCTCGACGTGTTCTCATCACCAATGTCGGTAACGACAGCGGCATCACATTCACCGTGACTGGCACAAGCTTCACTGGCGGATCGATCAGCGAAACGCTGACGGGCACAAGCGGCAGCACTGTCGCCACGACGCTCGATTTCGCGACAGTGACGTCTATTGTCACAAGCGGCTCGACAAGCGCCTCCGGTATCACTGTCGGCACAAACGGCGTTGCTGGCAGCTCTTGGATCCGCCTCGACGATTGGGCCCCGGCGACATGGAGCATTCAGGTCGACGTCAGTGGCACTGTCAATTACACCGTGCAGACGACGCTTGATGACCCGAACGATCCGACAGATCCTGTCGCTATCGGTAGCGTCACTTGGTTGAGTTCTTCTGACTCAAATCTTGTTGGCGCGGCTGCGGCGAAGTATGGAGTTTTCACCGGCGCTCCGAGATATGTTCGCGTTCTTCTGAATAGCGGATCCGGGTCGGCTACGGCGACCGTTCTGCAGTCCAGCAACGGCCCGATCTAATATAAGGGGCTCGCATGTCAACGAGCGGCACATACACGTTTAATCCGTCGCTCGGCGAGCTTACGATCTATGCCTATCAGTTGATCGGCGTTCGCCCGACAGCTCTGCTTCAAGAACATATGGATTCGGCGC